TTCTTTAATTAATTTTTTAAAATCTGTACTTTTCATATGATTATAAATATTTGGTTAATCTGCTTTTAAATTGTTTTGTTGAATATAAAATACTAGTTCATCGATTAATATCTGATCAATAGAACTAAAAGACCACTCTCCTTTTAACATTACGACACCTTGTTTATTAGTTGCCGTTGCTCTTCTACGTTTTAAAGGTTTATCTGTTACTTCAGTTTCAACCCCCATTGTAAATCCATTAACATCTATAACTACTGGGGATTGTTGTTGGGATTGGATGTTAGTTAAGGCGGTTAATTCTATAGCAACTCTTTCTTGTTCAGCATCAGGATAACATTTTTGTACAAGTTGATCAAGTAGATTTAATAATTGAAGGGCTTGTAAAAGAACTTGTCTTAATAGAACTAAAATAGATAAAGTGCTAGTGTTTATATTTCTTAATTTTCCTATAAGTTTATCAATTTTATCTTTATTATCTTGGATAGCCAATATAACATTAGTTGGAAGACCAGGAACACCAGGAACACCTGTTGAAGATGGGATAGGTAAGTTTTTTAAAATGTTATAAGCTATATTTAGTCCTTCTATAATACCACCCGTAACACCTAATGCTTTAGTAGTAGTATCAATAATTTTTAAAGTATTATTTAACTGTTTAACTAATTTATTTTTTCTATTAATAAGTGCAATTAATTCAGGTTGGGTAGGACAACTTGATTGTTCTAAATACTTTGAAAATTGTTCAGGTTTAATTTTAGATACTTGAGTTAAACCAAAACCGGCTATCATAGTTAATATAGAAGGAATTAAAGTCGATTTAATAATACTTATTTGATTAGATAAACGTTCTTGAGCAAAGTAATCTGCTTTTTTATTCCCTTTAGAAAGTTCTTTAATTTGATCTGTACTTAACTGAGATGAGGCTAATTTTTCTTGGTTTAAAGAAGGTAATAAAGGTTGTAATTGTATAACACCTAAATCGGTTTTTAAAGTATTATCTCCTTTATATAAAGTAGGTTCTACAAATTGAAACCCCGAAGAATTTACAGTCATAGATAAACTTCCACTTTCAGGAATATTCCCTTCAATTATAAAGTTTCCACCAGTATCAGTAAAAACAAATTCAATAGGAGAAATAGATACCTTAGCACCCTTAATAGGATCTAAAGATTGTCCATTTACAACTACTCCTTTTATAGAATACATCATACCGTTTTAACTGTTTTAGATTTAACACTATCTATTTCATTGTAGATAGTTTGAAAAACTTGTAATGATGAATTAGCAGTAGCTAATATTATTGGATTTGGTGCAGGAACACCTCCAGGCCAATCTTGAATTACTTTTAAGGCTTCAGATAAATTCTGCAATTCAGTAATTAATATCTTTAAATATTCTATAGTTTCATCTCCTCTTAAAACTGCTTGAGACGCATTTGCACTTCCCAATTTAACTAATTTACTAGCAATGTCTATTTCACTTGTAGATTCAATGTTTACACTATTATTTGAAGATATACTAACTGAATTTTGTCCACTAATTAAAATACTATCTGTTTTAGCATTTAAAACAATCCTATCTGAATTTAAAATTATTTGAGGGCTTGTAAATTGAGATGGGGTTGTAGGGGGTGTAGTATATGAAACAAAGTTTTCGTTTGCTATACTAAATGGGATTTTTTGGTAGGAGGTTAAATAAATAGATGATAAATCACTACTTATATTTTCAGTAATTGGAATCCAACCTTTATCACTTACATTTTGAGGTTGTCCGTTTTTTAATATAGTAATAGGATCAGTATTTTGTCCTATAGAAGACCAATTGTTTTGGACCGTAGAAGATTGATTTAACGTAGTATGCCCAAATCGAAGACTTTGTCCAAATCTACCTTCTAAAAGAGAATCTCCTGTGAATGGTAATAAAGGATGAATATCGGCTTTTTCAACAAAATTATCTTGGGAGGGATTTGGGTAATTTCTATAATTTAAATTTATTTCAGTTGACCCATCTTCAACTCTTCGCACATTACCTTCTCCATTTGAAATATAGTCTTCGTTTTGTTTTTTATTAGCACCTGAGGTAATAGTATTTGGGTAAGCATCATGATGGGGATGATTCCAAAGGGCTAATGGACTCATATAAAAATATGCTGAATTTGAAGAAAGTTGACCTTGTTGGTTGCTGGGGAGTTGGATTAAAAGGACAATTTCATTAACTACAGGGTATGTTTTAACTTGGGCTTCATAGGGTAAAGCAAAATTATTACCGGATGATTTTCCTACAGCATTAACTAATTCATAAAATATTGCTCCTATCCCATTCCATTGTCCAACAACATTAAATTGGGGATGTAAATCATTTAAAACTATATCTGTTACCCTAGCAGCAACTATTTGAGATTTTAATGAAGATATTTGATCTTGCAGATTGGGGGCTGAAGAGACTGAAGTGACTCCCCTAGTAGAATTAGATATACCTGTTCTATATACAGCCATTAATCTTTTGGATTAAATTTTTTAACTTCTTGTAATAATTGGGATTTTTCATCTTCGGTCATCCCGAATCCTTCTTCCTCAGATTTTCCAGATGCTAGAGCACGTTGAATAATGGTAGCCATCTTAATCAGCTGTTCATCATTTTTGATTCCTAGTTCCATGTATTCCTTAATTAAAGGAACAATTAAAGTAGCATCACCAATATCATTAATAAGTGGTTTTAATTCACCTATCAAAGCTGTGATTTGTTGTTCTTTTTTCTTTTGGTTTTCGTAAATTTCTTTAAGGATATCAGAGAATTTTTTCTTACCAAATACGTTTGATTCTAAATTACTCATATGTATTGTTTTTTATAAATATAAACAATTACGAGAGTTGGAACTTTATATAACCTTGTTCCAAATAAAATAAATAGTTTTTCTTAAATATACTATATAAAACACCTGCTATTTTTGTAATTTTAGGAGTTTTAGCATCTGGGATCATTTCGTGGATATAAATGTATAATGCTTTTTTATTAAATACATCTATATTGTCTCGTTTTCTAAAGAGTTCTAAAATAGCATCTGCAATTTTTGTATCATATTCTTTAGGAAAAATTTTATATAAATTAAAACTTACAAATTCAACCCATTCATCCATAAAATGAGATAAGCGATCATCTAAATTAGAAGATTCTATAGTATATGAATGTGTATCATCTTTTAAAAGTTCATCAGTTGATACTTTACTAACCTTACTTTTATATGTCTTATCATTATATAAGATACACCAACGTTTTACAATCGTACCAAAATAAGAATATGCTTTAGCTCCATTTAATGAATTAAAAAGATGAATTTTAGAAAGCAAAAACACGATTATTTCGTGTTGTAAATGCTCTAAGTTTTCTACCTCAGTATGATAAAATTTAAATGTATGAATTATATTCTGGGTTAATTTAAAGAATGCATAATGAATTTTTTCTTCATATATTTTACTTCTTAAGACATGATCAATCGTGTTGTTGTATAACACGATCGCATCCTCAGTTTCTTGAGTAAAATAATTTTTACTTGCAGGTTTTTTAGCCACTTTAGCTGAGTTTTCTAAGATTAAATTCATTTAGAATTTCTTGGATTTTTAAGATTGATTGAAATATAACCCCAACCTCATCATCTTTTTCAAATACCCCTCCACGATCTAATTCTTTCAATTTCTTGTCAGAAATCTCAATCGTGCGAGATAAACGATCTAAATAAATCAGATACCCGGATACTATATCTTCTTGTTTTTCATTTTTTCTAAGAAGATTAAAAGTTGTGAATCCTAGAATCACGACTAAAATTGCTAATATACAGCAAATAATTGTTAAAGCTATCATAAGTTATCTAACATGTTTTTTAAACCATCACTTTTGAATGAACCTAAAGCTTTAGTTTTGGTTGATGTCTTTTTAGACATGTTTGGTTTATTCCCCAATGTATAATTCCCTTTTCCGGCATCCACGGGTTTTTTACCTTCTTTTAATTTAGGCAACCATTCACGTTCAAATTCAATACGTGCTGCCATTAAATCCGCTTGATGTAAGATAAAAGGCAATGATGTTCTAGGTTTTTGTTCTGGCATATAAGTCATTAAATATTTTTTATTTGCCTCATCATATAAACCATCATGTGTTTGAATAGCAACCATCTCATTAAATGTGTACTGAATACCATGTGATTGAAGAAGAAATAATCCCCTATCGGGAACTGAAGCAAATGGAACTTTAGTATTGAACATATAATCCTCTCCTAATTTTTCACGTCTCCAATTATCTGTCTGGGGTATATAAGAATCTTGCTCTTCATCACCCATTTTACCTAAATCATGATTTAGAGCTGAAAATATTAATTCTTCAGTTGTAAAAGTAGACATGTCACATCCTTCTTCTTCCCATAATGTAGCTTGCTTAATAGCACATCGAACAACGCGTAAAACATGTTCTACATATCCTCCGGGGAATGCATTATGGTATTCCTTTTTATGCGCAGCAGGCATTAACATTAAACGTTCAGCATATTGCTCATAAAATTTTAATAATTTTTCTTTACGTGGGGATGAAATATTAGTTTCAATAACATGCATTAATTCATTCCAATTGTCTTGGATTTGTTCGGCGGTAAGATTCATAACTTTTATTTATTTAATTAATTTTCACGTTCTATAATTGCTTGAGCATCATCTATTAACTCATTTAATTCTTTTAAAATTTCACGAGAAGTTTCTACATTTCGTTCGTTTAAAGCGTGTCTTAAACGTGTTAATTTTCCATTAATAGATTCCAAGCGTCTCAATACTAATTCTTTATTTTTCATTTTATTTTATTTACTTATTTTTTACTAAATAACCATTTATATTCTAATAATTTCACAATCAAAATATGATTCAAGGTAATAACTTTTTCTTAGATAGACACGGATTCCTTTTCCTCTAACATGTTTTTTTCCACCAATATTAGAATTTTTTGTAAATGGGCACACTTTTCATATTCTTCTGTACTTTCAAAGTAATGTATAGAAAGCTTAAGTGCAACTAAAAATTCATCATTTGAATATTTTTTTAAAGCCTCTTTCCAAAATTTACTTCTAAACTTAAACCCCTCAACCCAAAAATAAGCCCTAGTAAACATCATAAACTCTCCAGCACCATCAATCCCCTCAGTATCTAAAGAAGGATCAGCTTTTGAAAAAAAGTTTAGGATTTGTTTTTTAAAAACTTGACCATTCATGATCAATTTATGAAACATACCCAATTTAAAATAAGGGGTTTCTTTATAAGCCTCTAACTCTTCTTTTATTTTTTTATTATCCTTTGAACCACCTTCATCATCAGGAAACCCAAAAAGTGCAAATACCCCACCCCAATTCATCGTTCTATATGTATATATTGTTTTAAAATTAATCCCACGTTTAAAATCATTGATCTTACATATAAATATTTAATCAAACTGTTTTCCTATTTCTTTAATAACTTGTTTTGCTTCATCTAAAGAAACATAAAAGAATTCCCTTTCACCTCTAACACGTTTTTGCTTTAACTTCTTATGTACTTCCTTTTCGATACGCTCCCCATTAAAACAACCATACGAATATACAACATCAAATGGAATAGGAACACCCGTTGATTTACTCAATTGCACAGCGCGCTCTTCGGGATCATTTTTTGTATAACCTATTTTTAACATTTCAGGCATTGAAGGATTAGCTAATACATAAACATATTGATCACCTTTTCCCCCATCAATACTTTGTCTTAAACGTCCGGTATAATACTCAACAGTATCCCAACCATCACTTTCATTTCTTATTGAAAAATATTTGGGGGGAGGAGCTAAAGGTGTTCTACAATATGGAACGTAATTTTTAGCTTCTTTAAGAGATAACTTTTCCATAATTAAAAACGAGCTTGAGCGTTTGAACCTTTATACCATGGGAGTCCTTCTCTATTCCTTAAAGCCTCTTTCCATTGGTCTTCAGTCATTTTAATCCCATTGAGATAATATTCTCGTTTGCGTTTAATCCCTTCAGGAATCAAAGCTGGACCTTCCCAGTTATGGAGTTTTCCATCAAACGTATACATGATAGTTCCGTCTGCAGTTTTAATTTTTTTACTCGGTTGATACTTTTCGTTTTCTTTCATAACTTTGATTATTTATTGATTAATTAAAAATAGCTTCACTTACGAT